TGGCAGGATTCGAACCTGCGACCTACGGATTAGAAGTCCGTTGCTCTATCCAGCTGAGCTACAGGCGCGTAAGGTTTGCGGGCGGTCTGTTTTCGATGCTGTGAAATTTGACGGGACTCGGGCCAAAACTTCAGCGCCGTTTTTCAAATCTTCATCACTATAATGAATATATCTTGCCGATGTTTTCACGTCCTTATGTCCCAAATATTGAGCGATGAACTTTATATCTTTACCGGCTCGGGCTAAATTTGTGGCCGCTGTGTGTCTTAAATCATGCAACCTTAATTTGTCAACACCTGGCTTTCCCTTAAGTCCCGCTTTTTTCAAGATCCCGTTCCAGCTGTTTTGTACTGAAGTGAATCTTTTGCCAGTTTGGGGATTGATAAACAAATATTCTGAAGCTTTATTTTCTTTTAACAGGCTTTCAATTATCGGCCTGATTGCTGAATTAATAGGGACGCGCTTATCTTTCTTTTTCCGTTTTTGTGCCTCCCTTGGTACATTTATAATGCCACCTTTCAAATTAATCCAGTCCTTTTTCATGGCCAGAATTTCACCTTGCCGCATGGCCGTGTTTAAGCTAATAATAACCACGTCTTTTAGGTGTTTATACCTTTTATCTGCTTTGTCAATTTCCTCGAGTATTTTGATTTCTTCTTCATAAGTTAAAATCCGTTCTTTTTCGATCTCCTCAAACAGCGTTACCAACGATACCGGATTCTTTGTTGCTTTGCCAGCTTTGATAAGCACGTTAAACATGGCCCTCAATAGGGCTAATTCACGATTTATTGACGTGTACGTGACTTCAGCATCCGTCCGCCCTTGCTTTGTCTGTTTGGCCTTAATTAGCTCTTTCCTTTTGTTGACATATTTCCTAATTAAAATTTCGTTGCCTTCAATAGCGCTGATCCGCTTTTCCCTGTAATGCTCTTTTAGATGCTTTGCGCTTAACAGATTGCGCTTGTAACTGCTTGCCTGGTTTTCAGCTTTGGACTTTTTTAATTGCTCGTCAAGGGCCATGCTAAAGGGCGGATCGTTTTTTAATTTTTTGTACTTTCCGGATGCTACCTCGGCCCTGAAGCTCCCGTCCTTTTCCTTGGCAACTGTTTTTGATACCGGGCCATGGCTTTTAATATGCCTTTCGCCCTTATACCAAAAATCAGAAGTCCAGCTATTGCCACGTTTGAACATTTTGCCCCCTTTCCTTTGTCAATCCCGGTTTATCCTGCTTTCCTTAAAATCCAACTCCCGCAGAGCCCCTACAATCAACGATTTAAGCTTGCCGAAGGTTAGACCCTGCACCATGAAACAGTATGTTAGCCCTGTTTGTGCTGCATGGCCCAGGACGCCAGAAATAAAAAAGGGCATGGAAGTCGTAAGGCTCATAACAAGCCCTTGGGACCGTTGCCGGATTCCCCTTCCATGCCCAATAAATTTTTAAAGTCCCAATAAAAATAGCCACTATCGGAGGCCTCCCGGTTACGATTTTACGATAGTATAATCAAATCAAAAATTTCCCTTTTTGTCAACTACCAAAATTTTGAGGTTTGCCCGGTGGGACCCCTTTCGGAGTGTGAACGCCCACCGGGCATAGACATTTTAACCGGCCCCATGCTTGCCTGGAGCCCTTTTTGCCAGCGGGAAAATTACAAGTAAACCCCCGGCAAAACTGAAAAGAACAAAACAAATAAAACCGAATTAAAATCATGGGACCGATAAAGCCGGTCCGGTTATTGCCTCTGAGGTTGAACCATGAAACGTGCCAGCCGGCGCCATCCGTTAACGCCGGCCAGCAATTTGCCGCGCCGGAAAAGAAAAACGCGGCAAAGCTTTATTATCGAGCCGCCAAAGTCACGAACGGTGAAACGGTTGTTGAACCGTCCTCAAGCGTAAGTGCCTCATCCCACAACGGAAAACCGTCATGTCTTTCAATCAGCCTGGCCGCCATTTCATCCGTGGAAAAATACAGATGGGGTGAAAAATCAATCCGCATTTCTTCACGTAACCCGATCACGTACTGACTGAAATCGGCTAACATGATATCGCCCACGGTCCCGAGCGGTTCAGTTTTTTCGGTGAAAATAACCGGTCTGGTTAATATTGTAAACGAGCCGTCTTTCTCGTTTAAAACCGGAATGTGTGAACCTCCCGAGCCGACGTCATAGCTCAAGGTGCCAAGCTCCGGTATTGTCGAAGGATGCGCGACCCAAACGGAGGTTTTAAAGGACCCCATATAGAGCCTGCTTAGCATCTTAAGCAAATTTTCTATTACTATACTATCGGCAACCTGATCCTGTTCCTTGGCAACCTCAACCACACAAGGCCCGTTAAGGATCCCCAGGGGTTGACCCGCGCCGTTACCCTTCAGGAAAAACTTATCGCGATACCAGGCTAAACCCTTGCCGCAAATTTGTGCAATTTGCGCTCCGCCGCCGCCGGGTACATCCGCGAACAGTTCGTTCGAGAACCGCAGAAAACCATAGAGTTTTTTACAGGAAAGTTGCATTGATCGAAATTTCGGGTCATTAACGGCTAACGTGCCTACTTCCGGGCTGTAGCTTGCGGTAAACCCACCAAAAATGCTGCTGCTATGATCGCCGATAGTCATGGCCGGCAATTTTTTATCGTTTGTCCTCATCGGAACAACCGTTGCTCTCGGCATCACGATTTCATTTTCCAGGCTAACGTTGTGAATTTCCGAACTCACCTCTGTGGGTACCAAGAACCCTCCCTCCGAGGCAATACCCTCGATCATGGCCCTTGTGGTCAACGCCGGGTGATGACGTCCAGAAAAAACAGCTTGATAAAAGCTGCATCCGTGTTGCTCATCGTTCCAGCTGTAACGGTTTAAGGGCTCATTACCCCAAAGAGACCGGAAGTCCTTTTTCTGGTTTGCCGTCCGGATCTCGTAACCGTTGCCGCCCAGGTCCCGGGTGCCTGTGGTGATGTCGGTTCGATACTCTGAATTGTCGTTGTGCCGTTTCAGGTGTTCGGCATCGATCTCTTTTTTCAGCTGCCCGCCGTCCACGGTTAGAGAAAGCAGGTTGTCGCGCTCTGCCCGAATACTGTCGTTTAAATCGTTGCCGTCAATTTTTCGGATTTCTTTTAAGCGCTCAACTGCCGATTTAAATCGGAATTGTAGCTTTTTTAATTTTGTATCTTCCATTTTCTTTATATCCTTATATGCTCCGATTTTTTAAGTTCAAGTTGTGAAGGATGGTCACATCCTATACGCTGCGGACGGTCACGTCCGGCTACTGGTTAAAAGGTTTTTGTTTTGGGAACCTCAGCCCCGCTGGGCCTACTTTCCGGTGAATACGCTTGCGAGCAACTCAGGCCCGACTTCTATAAAACCAAAAAACGGAGCCCCGCAAAAATGCGAAAATGCTCCGTTTTGAACAATATCGCATGATATGGTATAAATTGCAAGAATATTTACAATATATGGCGTTTTTGATCATTATTCAGCCTGTTTTTCCCGAATTTCCAAAATAGAAACCGACATAAAGTCGGCCTCGGATAACAGCAGTTCTTCTGATTTTGATAAAAGGCCGTGACGTTTCAAAAAAGCGGGCTCGGATTCGTATTGATCGTTTTTTTCAAAATCATCAATATATCTTGGAACTCCCATAAAATAACTTAGTAAAACTGACGGATATTTTTCATGAGAAGGCAAACCGTTGCCGGATATTTTCAGCCTTGGCCCTGGAGCATCGAAAAGCCACCACGGCCATGGCCGCCGCCCTGGTGTGTTCTGTTTACAGTGTTTCAAGATCCCGGAACATGCTTTTTGCCAAGCCTCCTGAAGCTGATCACCGCCGCCGCACAACTGCCAGCACTCCACCGCGCCTTCTTCATACATGGTCGGCTTTTTGCCGGATGTTAGATAATTAATAAGCCATTCAGGTGTCGGTTGCTTTCGATTTTTTGGCCGAATCTTTTTTCTTGCCATTTTGTAACCTCACTTTTTTAAAGCTTAGGCGGTCTGTTTTCCGCTGGCGGTTCGATGTCAAGCTGAAGTTCCCTGATCAACCGGGCAAATAAAACTTTGTTATCTCTTTCCGCTTTGCCCGCCGGGCTCTCTCTCAACTGATTAAACCGATCCTTAAAAAAAGCCCCGTGTTTGCGGATATACCGCCGCGATTGTGCTATCCTATCAACGCACTGGCAGGCATTTTCCAGCAGTTTTAGGTGATGCGCTTCTTCAAGCTCGTAGTCGATTAGCACTTTCTCCCAAAAGTCCCGGCCTTCTGCCTGCAAGTGTTTCGGAACCGTTATTTTATCCATTTCTTACCTCAATATTTTTTTGAACCGGGTACGTCCGTAAGTCTGTTGTGCTGCACGCTCGCTGTAACAGACTAATATTTCTGCTAAAATCGATCCCCCTACCCACTACCTACCCACTACCCACATAACCCACTGGCATTACTACATATCCTAATCATGTTGCCACACTTGCCATACATGCCTGTGGGCGAACACAACCTCCTGATCCTTTAATCTACAATAAGAATCAACATTGCCTTTGAGTTGAAAAGGACTGACCTCCGTTAACTTAACCCAGATTCTCTCGGCAAGTGTACCCGGGTCAACGATAGCAACCTTCACAATGTCACCGACTTTTAGCAAGTGTAGTTCCTGCATGCTATGAGCAAAAAAATCCCCCGGGAAGTTCCGGTTCATTTTTTGTGCATCAACAAACAGGTGCCCATTAATTGCTTCAATCGTTTCATCATAAATCGCTTCTGGCATTTTTCACCACCTTTCAGTTAACATCCATTAATGCAATGCTGCCCTGCTTCCATCGATGGTCAACCCGCTTTCCCTGGTCTGTCCTTACCCGGGCCATCCCGCAAGGTGTTTTCAGCCTTCGCAAGTATCAAGAAAACTTCCGACTCGATGCTTCTCAACCCGGTTGTGTCTTCAGCCTTTACGATAAGCTTAATCGCATTCTCAAAGATCACCAACACTTCGATCAATGCTTCTCTGTACCTCTCCCTGGTTGCCTCATCAGTCGGATTGTCGATTTTAAAAAATCCATCTCCGGTTCTATGTGCCATGCTCTTTGCTCCTTTCAAGCTGCCGGATGCGTTTATCTACCTTTAAGGCCTCATCGCGATAGCTATCAATAGATTTGGATAGCTTTACAATCTCATGGATCATTTCGTTGAGTAGTAGTTTAATTTCCTCCATCTTAAATTTGCCCGCCCTTTCCCGGCTCGAAGGCAGTCGAGCCACACCTTTAAAGTTATTGAATAGGTTTATGCCAGCCTTGCACCTTGATAAACTTGCAGCCGCCTACAATCTTGAACCGGTATTCCAAACCGTTCGGATTCTCTGCCGTTGCCCAGTTCTTAGCCTTTTGAATTGTAATTAACCCTGAATCCATCGAAAGGTATAATCTCGGTTTCTCCGCGCTCCTGAAGCCGCCCAGGCCCATTTTTAGCCCTGGATTCTTTTGTAATGCCACAATGGCAACCGCGCCTTTTAACTTCTTGTGGATCTCGGCCAGCTTGCCGCCGACTTCGTAAAAGTTGTCATGGAGTTCAAGGAAATCGATGATATTGATTTTGCCCGGACCCGGTTTGATAACATCAGCAAAGTTGTCGGACCGCTCCCAGGCTTTGAAGTTCCACATATCAAGAGTAAGATCATCGAAGTTATTGAGCCGCTTTTTGAGTTCGCTCGATCCCATTTCAGAATTGAAGTAATGAACCTTAAAACGCTCCATATTTTCCCGGATCACGTTGAGCAAAAAGCCCGTCTTGCCAGAATCAGGACTACCGGCAACCACAATAATGTTACCCGGCATGATCTCGACTTTTTCACTGAGCCCAAAGGGAAGGCACAAGCTAACGGTTTCGGTATCAGCAGCAAGGAAATCCATTTCCTCAACGTCACCCTCTACACGCCGGTAACAGCCGTTTTTATTTCCATGCCTTTCAATTAAACCGTTTTTGTGCATCCGTAACAATTCTTGGACAACTGCCTTTTTTTCAGATCTTGAAGTCACCTGAAGTCGGTTGTAGCAATCTGAAGTCAAAAAGTAGCCGCTTGAAGTCACTGCAAAGTCTCGGACCTCCTCAGAGATGTTAAAATCGGCCCTGGAAGCTCGCTTTTTTGCAGACTCAATTTTTGCTAAAACTTCTTTTTCTGGGAAGGGCGGATCACAATGGGAAGCAAAGAAAAGCATGTATTTTAAAAGGTTTTCGTCACCCATGCCACCTTTTATAAGACTGTTTGCAAGGTGAAAAAGGGCCTGATCCCGCTCGCCTGTCTTGAAGTCACCTGAAGTCACTTGAAGTCGTTTGAAGTCAGAGGCATTTTCAAGGGTTTTGAAGTCACCCCTATTAAATGTATTAGTTATATGTATTTTACCATTTTTAATATGCTCGCTGAAGCTCGCTTGTCCGGCTTGCAGAATGTCAAAAAGCATTTCCGGCATGTTTGCCGGTTCAACCTTTGCAATGTTCAAACCGTTCATCCAGGCGTAAGCCTTGCCGTTTTCACCGATCGACGGCGGAGCGACGATATAACCCCCATCCGTTCTGATATCGGTATCAGTAATAACCCTGGCTTTGTTTGTGAGCCCTGGTTGATACTTGAAATAGTAGTGCCAGCCGCCGCCCGGTGTTTCTGCAATAGGTGTTATCAAGTTATCGTTTAGAAATTCGTTCAGAGCATCCAGCCCGTTTTGAGTGTCAACGTCAACGACGTCAAGCCCGGAAATCTTGCCCGTAACGATTGCAGGGTTAGCCTCCGGCCACTTTTTCCACCATGCCTGGATCTGATCCGGTCCGGCCTTTTCGGTCTGGTACTTTTCCCACTTGATAAATGGTTTTTTATTCTGCTTTACTGGAATTACTGAAAAGCCCATTTTTTGATAATATAAAGCTGCTTTTAAAAGTGACATTTGCGCTGCCTCGCGTTTTGATAATTACTTGTCGCGCTCCGCAATTAATAACAATCGATCAACTAACCGGCTTCTTTTGTCCGTGTATGGAAGCATAGTTAAAAAAGTATTGATCCACGCCACGGCCCATTTAATTATTATCCTTCTCAATTTCTTCAAGTGTCGCACCTGGACTGTTTTCAATCCACTTCTCAACCTCTGAACGCAGGAACATCAACCGGCCCCCAGGTTTCCGGAAAGGTATTTTCCGCCGATATACTAAATTACGAACGGCCCCCGGTGATCTGCCGATCAACTCGCCGCATTGTTTTGCGTTAAGATAGTTCATTAATCCTCAAAAAGTTCTGAAGTTTTTTTGCCCAGCGCCCTGGCGTACCTGGCTTTCCGCGGTTCATCCAGGTTGATCCAGCCATTTACTACACGGCTGATAAAGGTATGATGATCCCCAACGGCTTTGGCAAAATCCACTTGCCTCATACCTTTTTCTCGAATTGCCGCTAATAGTTTGATGTTAGCTTTCATAAAACCCCCAATGTTATTTACTGCCTACTTAATAGGCTATGAATTATAAAAAAAATTATTCTGCTATTTTCTTCAAAATACGATCTTTGATGCTGCCTAAGTTGATTGTGATATAGCCGTCAGAATCTTCTAAGTTCATTCCAGTTAATTGCATTGTTTCTTTAATTTCATCTGTAACGCCGGGTATTGTTACCGTTTCGCCTTCGGCTATGCCCTTCATTTTTTCCAACAGTTCAAAAGTTCTTTCAAATCCCTTTACAGGAAAAAAGGACTTTGCATCTTGCTTTGAAGTAGACTCCCCGGAAATTTTAAAATACATTTTATCGGCAAAAACTACACAATGCAGAGAAACCTTGGTCGATTTTTTTGGATCGAATAATCCGATGCTTTTCAATTCGGGATTAATTGATAAAAATCCCAACATGCGCTTTGTAGTTTTCGGCGTAATACTCATCTTGTTTGCCCGGTGAACAAATGCAAACTGTAAGAGGTTTTTAAAAGAATAGAGGTGACTCCTGCCTGTGCCTTCGACCTCCTCAACATCTGGCGTTATACCAAGTTTTGAGGCAATATATTCATATCGATGCTTTGGAAGGCCTACCACTTTCTGAATATCCTTTGCTTGAAAATTCATTGCTCCGCCCCTTTTTAAGTTATGGTTACAACATCATACAAAATTTCAATCTGTTTTAAGGCGGCCTCTTTTGATGTGCTTTTCCAGCCGCCGTTCTTTGCGAGTAGCACTTGATCGTATAGTATTTCAAAAGCATCCTCAAAACCATCTGAGATAATTTTTTCTTTTTCGGCATTGGTCAATCGTTTGCGCTTGATCGGGTGTTGGTCATTATGAGCAACCTTTTTTTTCTTGGTGGGCCGACTCCTTTTGATCCGCGTCCGCAGCGTTTCTGCTGGATACAAAACAGCGCCGAAGCGTTTTACCTGCTCTTTTTCGAGTTTTTTTACTGCCTTGCGTTGACTATAACCCTTGTCCTGAAGGCTCTCGACGCGATTAATAAGCCCCTGATTGCAGATCTCGCAACCGTGCAGCCAGTCGTTGATGGGTTCATCTGGCCCCACGGTACGTTGCCATTGCTTGACTGGGACCAACTTCGCTTCATTGTTGGGTTCACTTGAACCCAGGCTTTCGCTCATGTTCAATTCCTTTCAATTGATTATTGCCTACTTTGTAATCTAACACAATAAAATTATTTGTCAAGATGTTTGATAATATTTTATTCAAGCTTATTTTTTATATTTAAAGTGACGGGACTTTTGACGGGACTTTAGAGGTGAAAAGCGTGCTTTTCTGTACTTTCTGTGATATGGAGTGATAGCAGGGAAGGGCGGTTATTTCAAATAAAAAAGGGACTTTGCAAGCATTTCAATACTTTGCGAAAATCCCTTCTTTTGCATTAGAAGTCCGTTGCTCTATCCAACTGAGCTACAGGCGCATAGGT